ACGGTCTTTGGCCGGGTTAACATCCTCGTGTTTAAAATCCCAAAACCTCCCTTCTCTTTGTATCCACTGTGCCTTGAATTTTTTAAGTTCTTTCTCAATGCTACCTAAAAGAGCATCTGGTTTCTGAAAAATGTCATAGAAACATGAAAAACGATCATAATCACAACAGCGATCATAATTAACACCAAAAGTGCTCTCTGTACTCGATGACACGTTGTGTCCTGAACAATCAAAACGGTGAGGTGTTGCTTGCAATGGTATCATTTCATTTTTCATTTTCTGCGAAATCTCTAAGCTGTTTCAAAATATCTTCGCATGGGTCTCCATCATAAATCACGCCTGACAAAGCTTCATTTAACACTCCTATGGTATACGCAAGTCCTCTCACCTGCCCATATTTCAGGCAAGCATTCGCTGAAATTTTTTCTATAATAATGTCAAGCTCCATGATTGTCTCCTATCTCTGTTGCAAATCCCCCTTCAGCCAAGAGCCTACATAGTTCCGGCTTTAGGGCAGGGTGACAGATTAAACGGTCCCACATACTTGTAGTAAATATTTTATCACTTGGAACTGTTTGGGTGTATTTTTTACGATATTTTTTTACCCACCTTACACTGTTTTTCTTTTTTGGGTGCTTGGTTTGCACCTGCATCGTAAGATGATCATTAAAAATGACTCTTATCGGTGGTGGCTTTAAGGCGAACTGATTAAGTCGGTTATTTAAAGCTCTTTCCGCATCTAATATTTTTTCCATTGTTAAAGTACTCATGTTACCCCCATTTAATAGCAATTGATAATACAAGCATCAAGATCAAGCTAATGACAAAATAAACAAGAAACATAGCACCCATCAGGGATTCTATTTTTTCTATTTCCTTTTTGAAATCTTTAGACATCATTTTACCTCCATCAGGCTTTATTATATTGACATATTATCATAATTTTCATCATAATCTTTAAAATTTTTAAAAAATTTACAAAAAATCAGGAAAAATATGAGAAATTCAGGAAAATTTGATATTATACAAAGAACAAAAGATCCTCAAAAATCATTCTATGTTACCAAAAGTGGTAAGGATGCTTTGTTTTTAGAATATGTTAACGAGTGTTCTGATAAAGACTGTCCTTTTGATAAAAGATGTGGATACATGAGAGGGGGTATATGTGGATTTGAAGCTTCATTTTATGTACGAATCGTTCAGTTCCTTTTGAGAATGGAAAGAGAAGGCCGGATAGGGGAAGCTGAATTCATGCACACCTCAATTGCAATCTTGCCTTTATATCGTCAACTACTTCAATTATATAAACTTGAATGCACATTAAACGGAAAGATGATGTACAAAAATAAGATCCATCCAGTATATAAAGAAATTAGAGCAGTCCTTTCTCAACTCGGAGAAATGTGGAAACATGCAGCAATTTCAGAAAGAGTCCTCACTCAAGTTGCTGGATCTGACATGACTTTCAATATCAAAAATCAAGTATATGAGTTCATTCGAGAATAAGATATGACTTTGACAAGAAGAGCAGTAAAAAGAAAGCCTACAACTGAGGATGTTTTAAGCCAAGTTGAGATGTCTCTGGAAAAAAGGGATGAACTGATTAAAAACAGTGAAGAGGATATCAATATTCCAAATATTATGGACCCAAGATACCGACAAGGAGGTACTGGGTTTATAAATTTCTGTAATCATTTTGTTAGAGTTCCAATTTATAAAAAAGGGGATACCCAGCCTACATGGACTCCTCTAAAAGACTTGCCTGATGAAGAGTGGCGGCCAGGAGTTTCCTATAAAACATTCTGGGAAAAACAGTGTAATATTGCCAGAAAAGCTCTGAAGATGAAAGATGGGAGATTTATCTATAGGGTTATTGTATTGTGTTGGCCTAGAGGTGACGGAAAGTCGGTAATGGCTGTTTTAATTCAAATATGGAAATTTTTTTGTTTTCGAGCACAGACAATTGTTCTCGGAGCAAACAGTAGAGATCAGATTAAGTTTGTTCATTTTGATATTATCAGAGATATAATTCTCAATTCTCCATTGTTGTTATATGTTATCGAAGGAAGAAAGAATGTAAAGGAGAAAGAAATCAGAAGATATTTTCGTGGAGAAGATGAGCAAAGGTATAATTCTATAAGAGCTATCACAACTTCAACAGGTATCGTGTCTAATATTACAGGATATACTTTTTCTGAAATTTTTGACATGAAAAATCCCAAGTTTTTCTATCAGCTTGATGGGTCCATAAGAAATATCCCAAATGCTTTAGGGATTATAGATTCCACTGTTTCTGCAAAAGACCATGCTTTATATAATCTTTATGAGATATTTATAGAGAAAAAGGATCCTACAGTATTCTTTTCTTATAGGTATTCTTTAAAGGGGCAAGCAGAAGACTATTGGAACCCCCAAATGGATCAGAAACAACTTGACGCTTACCGAGTCAAGTTTCCACCCGCAGAATATGCTCAGTATTTCACTAATCTATGGAGTTCCGGAACAATCCGGATGTTTTCTCCAGAACAGGTTTTAAGTATATATTATCTGAAAACAGTCTTAGGAGAAGGACATGTTAAACTACTTTCTGTTCTAAGAGAAAGACTTGATCTTAAAGATTATACCGAACAGATGGAAAAAGATAACAGTAATGAATTATCAATAGATATTATAAACGATAATTATAAGAAGATAAGATCTATTGAAAAATCTTTAGTTCCTGTAAGTAATCTGTATAATATTGAAGAAAGATATGGAATTTGTACACTTGAAGACCTTAATATTCTAAGCAAAGAATATGAAACTGATTTTGTAATCCTTGCGGGTTTTGACCGAAGTGATCCTATGGCTATTCATGGAGCAAGGTCTATTTTTTCTTTGATTGCAAAAGGATGTGTAGGAAGTCAGAAGATGGGGTTTTCTTATACTGATGTAAATGCTTTGGAATACATTTATTTTCTCATTGGTTTAGATGTCGTCGAGCCAAATACCCTAAAGCAGATGAAAGATATTATCATAAGATGTAATGATGAATTTGATGATGTAGACTCAATATGTACAGAAAGATGGGGTATGTTTGATTTTATGGAGTGGTGTGAAGAAAACCAGTTTCCAAATGAAGCCATTCAGCCATCATATAATCGTCAGAGAACATTTTTTGGAGAACTTTATACAGCGATTGCTAAAGGAAATTTCAAATCCCCTTTCATAAATATTCCAGGCAGCAGGGGAATAGATATTCTTAAAGAGGAACTTGAAATATTTATGCAGGATGAAAAATCTAAATGGTTTGGATCTCCTGAGAAGAACTCCAGAAACGGGATTCAAGATGATGTAATCTATTCAATCGGACTTGCAATGTATGGAGGATTGACTCTTACAGTGGACGACTTCCGAATTCGACATATGAAATCACCTGGGTTTATGTTCGTTCAAGAAAAACAAGTATATGGAAAGTATTAAAAAATGGAAGAAAAAGATGTTTTAGAGTTCATTGATACGATGCCGGATGAAGTTTTGTCAAGAATGGCCTTTACTGTTCCTTGGCAAGTTAATTCAAGAGTTTCAAAAGAGTTCGATGAAGACGGGTTTGAAGTTCGGTCAAGTAAGTATCCGGAACTGTCTTATCAGGAATATCAACAGGAGTGCTGGAAAAAATTTAACAGAAGCCCTCATGTTCGAACGTCAGTGACAGATACAATGGGACGTATTTGTGGTAAAGGTTTTGGTGTTCATTCTGGAATAGATGAGATTCAAGATGTTATAGATGAGATAATGGATGATGACCGAAATCGTCTCCATCTGTATATGCCAAAGTACGTTGCAAGATCTGAAATTGAAGGAGAGCTGTTTCTTTGTGCAACCTTGCATAGAGATGGATTTGTTGAGATAGATTTCAGAGATCCTGGAAATATTGGAAAGATTCACTTTCATCCAACTAAGCCTTCTATGCCTTTATTGTACGAGATTACAGACACGGAACTGGATTCTTCCGTAAACATACATGCAAAACATCAAGTCCCTAGTATCTTTCTGGCAAAGTATCCGGAATTATGGGACATGGTAAAAGATGTGAGAAGTGATATTTTGTTATCTACCAGCAAGACATCAGATCCTAAGTACAAAAGTCTCAATGGGTTTTACAGGTTTATTATCTCATGGGACAAAGGGTTTTTAACAGAAAGAAACATATCTCATATCAGTACAACTCTGGAATGGATTAACTATTATGAAAATCTCAAAAAATATGAGATTGATCATAAGAAATCTTCAGGAGCATATGTATGGGTGTTTCAATGTACGGACCCAAAGATGTTTCGTCTATGGACGTCTCTGACAGAAGAGCAGAGAAAACAAACAGGTATTACAGCAACTAAATCTCCAGGAAGTTCTATTGTTCTTCCTCCGGGATTTGAAATGCACGCTGTCAATCCTAATCTGACCAAGATATCTGATACTGATACAGATATTCTGTCTATGGTTATTGCAGGATTAAATAAACCAGCAGATGTTGTTACAGGAGAAGCAAAGGGAAATTTTGCTTCAGTCAAAGCTTCACGAGGACCTCTTGCAGATAGAATGAATGATGAGATTTCTTACTTTGAAAGGTTTATGATTCATGATTTCTGGAAATCTATTTTCTTTTTAAGAAGCTCTGTTACGAATTTTCCAACTGAGTTTAAAAAAAGAGTTGCAGTAGGCTTTGATAAAGCCAAAGAGCCTGTAATGAAGTTTAAGAAATTTCCTCCTCATAAATTGATTGAGTTGACTTTCCCCATCTCTCATATTGAAGATATGGATTCTTTGACCAAATCTTTGATGGGAGTTAAGCATGGAAGGCTTTCCAAGACTTTGGGTATCCCAAATGCGGAAGCAGCTAAGAGATTAGGTTTTCAGAATTATACAAAACTCAGACTTCAATTAGCAACTGAGGAAGATTATTATCCTGAACTTGAGCCTGATGTGGATGCAGAGTCAGCACAGGAGATCAATGAAGGAGAGAAACCAAAATCAGGAGTTAAGAAAGACCCAAAGAAAGTGGATTGAAATGGATAGAGAGTATCGTCTTCCTCGGGCTTGGTCCAACTTAGAATTAAAAAAATATGCACATTTATTTAATGGGGCTGTTGCAAATATATCCGGATATAAGGATAGAGATAAACAAGGGAGTCATTATAAAGATTATTTTTATAATGCTAAAAGTTATTGGATAACAAATGCTCCAGGGGATAAGGGGTTTCAAAATAATATAAAAAATGAGTTACCTTTAGTTCTAGGGCATGGAGTTACTATGATAAATTATTTTGATACTATATTTTGTCATACCGTATTTGAGCATATTTATAATGTTACGGAAGCATTTAAGGACTTCTGTAGTCTAACAAAAGATATTGCAATCATTGTTGTTCCATTTAAACAAGAACATCACACAACTAGTAGCTATGGTGATTATTGGAGATTTACTAAAGACTCTGTGTTTTGTTTATTTACAGAAAATGCAATGGAGGTAATGTATCTGTCTCAGAATAATGACAAAAATGCAGGTATATATATATTTGCTATTGCCTCTAAAAATTCAAATATGTGGGCGGATAAGATATGAGAGTTGTTTTTGTTCATCCAGATCAGATAGGATTTGAAAAAATCCCTTTTAACTATAAAAACATAGTGTCAAGAAAAAGGTTAAAGAAGAGAATAGCCCCTTATGGGTTACTAAGTTTATATGAGAACTCATATTATCCTTCGGTAT